GATATCCTATTGGCTTCTTCTTCGCCAACTCTTGCTCTCCAAGCTTGTATCGCTTCTTCTGATAGTATTGAAAGGACTGTAGTAACTGAAGCGTACTTATTTCCTTCGGGATCTGAGTAAAACCTTCCCTTGTCGCCTGTGACGGCTTCTAAATCGTTGTAACCTAGATCTTTAGGTTCGTGTAAAAATTTCATAATTAATTAATAATGTAATATGTTCCTGTAATCAATAAGAATATCATTCCTAAAAAGAGTGTACCTACTATAAAGGCAGTAACAATAATGTTAAGTGGCGTAATGTTATATTCTTCTTCTAATGAGCCCACGCCAAGTAAGAGCTTAAAATATGTTTTAAAAATATGCATCGTTGAGTTTAAATACTAAAAGCATCGATCCAAACATGAATATTTGTACAATTGTTGGTATAACTACAAAGAGTTGTAATGGGTCAAAGTCACCTTTCATAAAATAATCTGTGTCTTGCCATTCATCAACTTCTTCTGGAGTAGCGTCTCTATATTCTTCTTTTATCATAGTTTATTATTCTCTAACATTTCTTTTGTCATTATAAAGTCTCTTACTAAACCACTACGTACTATATCTTTCCATTCAAATTCTATGTGGTCAAAGCTCTTCATATTATTTAATATATTTATAAAGTTATATAAACCGCTTTTATCATTCTGTTTAACGAAATCGCTTTGATAATAATCGCCTGATATAATTAATCTACAATTATCTCCAAGTCGAGTTATCACACTACAAAGTTCATGAAAGTTACAGTTTTGAGCCTCGTCAATAATAACTACTGCGTTATGTATTGTTATACCACGTATAAAAGATGTTGTTAAGAATTCAATGTTCTTAAACTGTTCCATCTTTTTATATGCTTCTCCATCTCTGAATAACTCATTAACTATTGCTGTATATGGCGCTTTGTAAGCATCTTCTTTTTCTTCTATTGTACCAGGTAAGAATCCCATATCTCTTGTAGGAACTGCGCTTCTTACGACTACTACTTTCTCTTGTTTTTCATTCTTATCTAATGCTGCACTAATACCAAAGTATAAAGATAAAAATGTTTTACCAGTACCAGCTGATCCGCTCAATATAAGATTCTGATTATTATTCCATGAATCATATACTTTTTCTTGACTTTGAGTCAATGGTTTATAGGTAGCTATATGCTCGAGTCTTAATTTGCTTGGTCTTTTTTGTTGCATTATTTTGATTTAATTAATCCTCTGTCTTTAGGTGGCATTCCAGATTTAATTCTTTCTTGTACTTCTTTCCAACCGCCACCAGCTCTTGTAAGAACTGACTTACCACCATCATGGTCTATATTTAATGTTGTATAGTGTGATTGAACATCTGGATTTTCTTCTAAGAATTTAACTTTATTATCATAAGACATAAACTTTTCGAATACTTCGCCTGTCTTTGTATTTTTAAATTCATATGTTGGCATTTATACTACTCCTAGTTTTTTAACTGTAAACCATTCTGGTATTGGTCTTTTTGTCCAATCCATTTTGAATCGATCTTGTTTTGTATGATAAAAGTTTCTGTATGATTGAACTGCATCAGTTCCACCAAGTCCATTAACAACACATTCAGGATTTGAACCCATTGCAAGTTTGAATGATGTTTTTCCTGTTTTGATATTGTTAGGCTGATGTTTAAGCGCTTCACGTAGTTTAGTATCAGTTGATTGTATTTTACCATACCTATATGTATACTCATCGCAAAGTGCAATAAAATGATTGTAATGCCATGTGTAATTACAACAGCCTTCACGAGTCCATATTGTTGATGGATGATTGAAATGACATGCTTTGTATAGTATATCTTCGCGTTCATCGAGTAGTTTCCAATATTGTAGCATTGCGCCTGATTTAGATGGTCTTCTTTCCATTACACCATCTAGCATACGATGAACTGTTGAAAGCATTTGAGCTGATTCAACAATCATTTTGACAACGTGTTTATCACATTGATCTTGAGCTGCAATCACTGGGTCATTATCGAGTACGAATATATTCATGCTGCTTTCTCCATGTGTTTGCAACTACCTCTGAACTTAAATCCAGGACATGAGCATTTGTCATTAACAATAGTATATGTATTACCATTGCTACCTTTGACAGTGATTGCTCCATCTGGTAGTTCTTCTGGCCATTCGCCAATAAGTTTGAATTTGCGTCTTGATTTCGAAAACTGCTTCATAGGAGTATTAAACTCTTTGTAAGCGCCACCTTTAGGCATATAACCTATAAGGTATCCGTGGCTGTTAACGTAGTAGTCGCCGTTTGATATTTGCTGGTTACCCCAGTCTGTTATTTCTCTTAGTATTTGAATCATAATGTATATTATACCACAGTTCAAGGTGTTTGTAAACCCCTAAATTGATTGTGCAAAAGTTCTTAATAGTAAACCTAGTCCTAAACCATTCAGTAATATAAGAGCTCTATCGTTCCATATAATACTAACGATAAGCCATAGTGATATTCCTATCATAGATAGAACCACATCCGTAAATGCATATCCTTCTATTCCTCTAATTGACATAGCTGATAAAACAAATGCTGAAGCTACCCATTTAATATACCAATCAAAAGTATATTTTGGAGTTGCTGATTTAAATATTCGTTTTGAATTCGCTAGCTCTTTAGGATCAAATTTATTCTCCTTCATTTAAAGTCATCACCTCGTCTACAAAATTTTCTGCTGCATTTTCTGCATATGTTTCTGAGTGTTCATATAAAGCTCTTCGCTCTACTAGTTTACCACCAACGTAAAATTCTACGTAGAATCCTTCGTATGAACGAAAGACTTTTGATTTTCTTTCACCTCTTTGATAGGTGTGTAATTCTGTGCTTGTTGTCATCATAATTGTGGGTTTAGCCCTAGTGATTACCAGGGCTTCCCCTAATAATCTATCCTCCTATTGTTTGTAATTCTCGAATGTGATGAGTTAGATTTATTGCTTTTTTTCCCATTCTAAAAGCTTTACCATCTTTCCCTTTCTCCCTTAATCGCCTTTTATAGCGAAACGCTTCTCTTTGATCTTTCTTAAGTCGCTCGGATGTAATCATATCATCTCCCTTTGTTGTCGGTTAAAATTACATAATTAAGAGTTTATTTCATAGGCTTTTTCTCCTTTTTAGTTTTTGTTGCTTTCTTAACTGCTTTCGGTTTATGAACCTTAACAATTAACCCTGGGAAAACTTCATTATAAAACTTAGGATCTAAGTCTAATTTTTTATCTTTTGCTAGACAAAGTAATTCTGCTTCTATCGGATGTATACTTTCTAATGCATTAATAAATAAACTTTCTCTACGGACTGGCTTTACTTGATTTCCAATTGGTCCTTTAAAAAAGTATTTAAATTGTTTGTGTACTTTATATAAAGATGATACACTATATCCTATAGGTGCATCGTCTTTCTGATAAGGCGGGGTGCCTTCTGGTAATAAAGATACTACGTCGTCATCGCATGCGACCCTTATAATATCTCTTAAAGCTGGGTGATTATGTTTTTGTAACATCTCAACTTTTTCTTTTTTGGTTTTTGCCTTTGATACTAATTCTAGTACTTCAGGTATTAATAATTTAGCCATTGTAAAATTCCTCTACGCATTCAATCAATTGATTGCATCTGTTGTTTATTAAGTAAGTCAATACCTTCATTCTTGGTGCTGGTTTTGTCTCGTTAAAAGTATTTATAATGTTATTTTGGATAGCTTCTGGAATAAAGTCAAAATCAATTAACGTTTGATTCCTTTGGAAGTTACGATATATTTCATCCCCCATTAATTCTCTTAGGTTATCTAAGTTATTTATCCATTCATCGACTCTAGTTTGTCTTAATTGATTCTGGTGTGCTTCAGTCATAAACGTATCATCCGGTGATAAGACGTTGGGTATACCATCGCCTGAGTCGCCACGCATGATATGATTCCACTTATATGTAATAGGGTGAGGATCTTGAACTAACTTTTTTTGTATTGGGCTAAATTGTTTTACATTATTAAACTTATGTAATTGTATAAAGTCTTTGTCCGATGATATAATCATAACTGGTTCATGCTGACCAAACTCTTGGGTTTGATTAGTTAGTGTACCAATAATATCATCTGCTTCAGTACCATCTAGGTGTAATACTTTCCATGGGAAGTTTTGTTTAATCTCTTCTCTTATTTCATTTAAAGATGTAAAGATGTTATTCCAATCTAAGTCAGATTTAGCTCTATTCTTTTTACGTGCACCTTTATATTCTGGAAAGAAATCTTTTCTCCAGGTATTAAAACCATCGCATGCTAAGACCATTTGGCCGTATTCATCTCTATATTTTTTGTTGTACATACGCAGAGAGTTTAGAATCATATGCCTAATTAGGTCTTTATCATCTATCTTTTGTACTATTATATTGCTAAGAGCAATCTGTGAATAATCTACTATAATCATTAATCTATCCTTTTACCTTTTCCCCAATCAATTACAACCGGAAAGCGGGGAATGCCATCTGGTGTTTTTTCAAAATATCTAACAGTGACCCAAGTAGGTTTGTCAGGGTTGTTTAATAGTTCTTTTAGTGTATCGAAATTACCTCTTACGCCACTTTTAAATTCTCTTCCATCTCCTAGTTCTAATCTAAAGTGTTTAGCATAACCTGCCCAATTTCCATCACCTTCCATAACTTCTAATACGTTAAATTCTTCAGTGATAAATTCTTTTCTTTTAAGAAGATTCTTAGACCTTTTGTTTTCATAAGGTGTATTATTACGAACCATTTGACCTTCATATCCATGTTCAGTATAAGCAGAATATAAAGCATCTAGTTGATCTTGTGTTTTAGTTTGTGTTGTTTCTACTGCTTTACAAGTTTTACCTGAAATCATAATATGCACAAAATGTATTCTTTGTTCGAAGTTCCATTCTTTAAACGATGGATCATAAACATCATATACATGATATTGAACTAGTTTATAGCATTCTTCTTTTTCTAAGCTACTAGGTTTTACTTTTCTAACTAAAGAAGTAATCTTGTTAAAGTCTGATTTAAGTTCGTGGTTATATAGTTCACCATCTAATATCATATTTGGTTGTGATTCAAAGAAAGGTTTTAGTTCTTGGAATATGTGATCGCATGTTGTAATCTCTTTACCTGCTCTAGTATATAATCCATCTTTTCTAGCAATACATCTAATACCATCTAGCTTAGGCTGTGACCAACCAAAATCTTGTGGACGTTTAGTATAGTCTTGAGCCAACATAGGTTTAAACTTATCGTAAGTATCTACTGAATCTATTGTTTGGAAATATTCACCATCTAGGTTTATTTGCCATTTGGCTTCGGCTTCTTTCTGTGCTTGTTCATCTGCTGTAGTAGCATTAGATCTACCTACGTTTTTAGCTTCAGAACTATTTAATCCGCTCTTAACCATTTTGCCATTCTTTACCCCAGAGATAGTAAATGTGCCTGGAGTTATACCTGTTTGGTATGACTGAGTCCATTCCCTAATTTTTCCTGTTGAATCCCTTTTGTAAAGTGTGGGTAACTTATGTATCTGTATCATCCTTATCATCCTCATCATTTATATCAAAATCTGGTTCGAATGTTACCTCGAACTCAGGGTCAAAGCTTACCTCGAAGTCTTGCTCTGGTAATTGTGCTAACTGCTTTATCTTAATGTAAAGCTTATCTAGCGATCTTTGTAATGTGTGTGGTATTTCTAGTTGTCTTAATAACATTGCGTTAATTAAGTTTGTTATAACATATATGTCTCGAGACTCCTGATAAGTCTCATCGAAGTATTCCGCATCTTCAAAGTAATGGTCTGCTGCAAATATCTCTTCTGCTAGTACATGACAAAGATGTTGGGCTAGTTCATTGCATTCATTTGAAGCTTGATTTATAATCTCTTCTGCTTCTTTTTTGCTAACTTGCTCTGGGGTTGGAAACTGTATTATATTATCTTTTACCATGTATGTATTATACCATAGTTTTAAGCCAATGTAAACCTTTTATTTCAATATATTTACACTATTTGATCCCAATCTGATATTAATAATGCCATTATAATAGTCATCTTTTAGTAATACCTCATGATCAAACTGGAGTTTAGCTTCCATGTAGGCTAGTTCTCCTTTCATAGTACCAATATAAAGTATCTCTCTGTGGAACTTATCCAGTCCTACTTCGGCTATATCTTCTACTAATCTTTTGGAAGAACCGCAATACTTACGCCAATCAGATTCAACGATTGATCTTCTTTTTCTTTTTTGTCCCTTTAAAGGTGGGAGGGTTTTCTTACTCCAAAAGAATTTCTTGCCTATGTACTTCATATCATTCTCAGTATTTCTTATCTGATAAATGAATCCATACATCTTCTCGGGAGAGAAGTCTTCTGGTGGTACGAATGTTTTGCCTTTATATATCCAATCCATAATAGTATTTATGAATCAAATAAAAGCTCTTCCTCGTCGGTTTCGATCTCTGGAGTCTCTCCACATATCGGGCAGTACTTAGCTATAGCCTGATCATCCTCTACTTTTATAACTGTACGTATAAAACAAAATTCACAATCGATTATAATATTATCCATATCGCGGATCTCCGTGCCATTCTACTAGCTCCGTATATCCACCAATTGATTTTCCTTCTATCTTTATCTGGGGAAAGGTTCTTGCATTAGGAAATATTTCTAGCATTTCTTCTCTGTTAAAATCTTTGCCCAATAGTTTATATGTGTATTCTAAATTTTCCTTTTCACAAAGCTGTATTGCTCTATCACAGAAAGGACATGGTTTTTTTCCATAAATCTCTATCATTTCATTGTCTCCTGTATTATTATCCTTTTAAATATAAATTTATCAAACTAAAAGAAACCAACATAAATCCAAATACACTTACTTGTATGACCGAAGCCCAAAATATTTGTTTCATTGGATGAACGTTTTCTAATCTT